GTGACACGACTGCGGGGCGGCTCTTCAGCAGAGCCGCCCCGTTCTTTTGACCAGGGAGACGTCCGATGCTCATGCCGATGCCGCGCGAGAGGGGCGGGGGAATAGAGGAGTTTCCTCGACGGAACGCCGTCGATCCCTGGCGTTTCGTGCTGATTCCGCCGCAGGAGGATTCCGCGTACGGCCTGCTCGACCCGCACCTCGCGGAGGAGCCTGGCCTGCCGGATGAAGGGCTACTGAGTCCGGCCAATCTGCGGCAGGCGCCAATGGGAGAGGAATTGCCGATCCCCGCCGAGAAGCCGGCGCCACCGTTTCGGTTGAGCGACACCGAACGTCAGAGGATGATCGATCGGCTGATCCATCGCGAAGGTGGATATGTAAACGATCCGCGTGATAGGGGTGGGCCAACGAACTACGGCGTCACGCAGATCGCTATCGACGATTACAACCGCCTAATGGGCATGGAAAGCGGAACGCTGCTCCAGAAACCTCCACCTGCGCTCAGCAGGGTGGAAGCCGAAGCCGTTCTCGACAAAATCCTCAGTGCTTACAAGTTCGATCGAATCCATGATGATCTGCTGCGTGAGCAGATCTTCGACATGGCTGTGAACCACGGTCCGGGCCAAGCCGTTGGTCTTCTACAGGAAGTATTGAACATTAATGGTTATCTGGTCTCTGTCGATGGGATACTTGGCCCGGAAACCCGGAACACCCTGAACAAGCTTTCATTGGATGCCGACCTCAAGCGGCGAGTCAATAACGATCTGGTGAAGCGCCGGGAGGATTTCTATCGAACGCTAATACAGCAGGACCCGACGCAGAAGGGCTTCGAGAGAAGCTGGTACCGCCGGGCGAGGTCATTCCTGCTTCTACCGCCGCCACCCTACTAGGGCTCGGTTGCTATGCGGCCGGGAATTGCCAAAGGCCATCTTTCCCTGCACAATGGTCCGCAACCGATGGTAGATAATGTGATTGATGCCATGACCAGATGCATGTCAGTTCGGCTGTGGCTCGGCTCATTCCATCCTTCGCCTGCAACCGCCGTTCTTGTACTGGCAGTCATCGCGTGGGGGAGTGTCGCAACGGCAAATCCTGCGCGCGCTGGTGAAGGTGATGAGCCCGGAAGTGAGCGGGAGCGGGTGGAATCGGCCATCCAGGCGTGTTGGGCGTTGTCGGAACGCGAGCGCGCACTCGGGAGCACCGCAGCGATGCGGCATGGGGCGGCGGTATCGATAGCCTGCCTGGAAAGAGCCTTGCAGAACGAGCTGCGGGCGCTCCTTACCGCGAGTTCGTATGCGGAGCTCGACCTGCCAAAGAGGCTCGAATCGCTGAGCGATTCATACCAGTCGATCTACTGGCAGCTCTACAATGGCAGCCGTCCAGACGAGAGCTGGAGGGGCACCATGTACCAGGTGTTTCATCTCAGTGCATATGCGCGCCTTCTGGAGAGCATGATTCGCGATGCAGCAGCCGAGCGAGAGGCAACCACGCCGTGATCTGGCGCAGTGCCGCGGAGCATCGGGATCGGATGAATCAGTACAGGTGAGCGGCACGCGCCGCGTGTCAGATCTGCGGGAGGGGGATCCGGATCAGCAATCTTTCGTCGGCTACCGGACGGCGGGCCACTGGGACGCGGCCGATGGCAGCGTCCCCGGATTCAAAACCGAGACACTATCGGCCGGATCAATAGGATTGACGTCCTAGGTCGAGTCGCGTAGGATCATAAATGTTCGCTGGGCTGCTGCGCCCGGCCTTTCAAACGCCCGCCGGGTTCCGGCGGGCGTTTTTCGTCGGGAGATCGCCCATGTCGCGCCGGCTGCTCGATCGCGATCCGCTGTCGGGCCTCGTCGAATATCACCACTACGACGCGGCGACCGGGCGGAGCTACATCGAGACGGTGCAGGACGTGGCGCCGATCCTGGAGCGCAACAAGGCGCTGCAGAACGCCGGCGACCGGGGCTGGTCGGCGAGCCGCGAGCTGCGCCGGGCGGCGACCATCCCCGACATCATCATCCTGAAATGGCGGAGCGAGGAGGGGATCGACGTGTTCGACCCCAACGACTGGCCCGCGGTGAAGCGGAAGCTCAACAGCAGCGAGTATCGATGGCTGCGCACCGCGCCCGGCCGGATCTGAGCCGGCACGCCGAAAAGTTTCGAGGAGCGGACGATGGCCCTGGGCACCTATAGCGAGCTTCAGGCGGCGGCAGCGAGCTGGCTGGCGCGTCCCGGCGACCCGACGCTGACGCCGTCCATTCCCGATTTCGTGCGGCTCGCCGAGGCGCGGATCCATCGCGACCTGCGGCTGCGCGCCATGGAGGCGCGGGCGACGGCGGAGATCGACTCGGCTCATGTCGCATTGCCGGAGGGGTTCCTGGAGATGCGGAGCTTCCGGCTGAACACGGATCCGGCGACCCGGCTCGAGCTTCTGTCGCCGGAGGAGATGGACCGGCCGGGGCTCGCGTCGCGGTCGGGACTCCCGCGCTGGTACAGCGTGCTCGGCGGCGAGATCCGGCTCGCGCCGGCGCCGGATGCGCCCTACGTGGCGGAGATGACCTATTGGAAGCGGTTCGCACCGCTCGGCATCGCCGAGCCGACGAACTGGCTGCTGGAGAACGCACCCGACGTCTATCTGTACGCCACGCTGATGGAAGCGACGGCCTTCATCGGCAATGACGAGCGGCTGCCGCTGTGGACCGCCGCCTATGACCGTGCGGTGGCGGCGCTGCAGAGCTCCGACGATCGCGGGACCTGGAGCGGCGCCCTGCCGCAGGTGCGGGGCGACTCGGCGGCCGTCTGACCCGCCTCGCGAGAGACGGCGCTCACGCGGACGTCCGCAAGCCGTCCCGCCAGTCTCATGCGGCCAAGTTGCCGGCGCAGGACAAACATGGAGGAGTCGACATGGCGATCACGCAGGCGATGTGCACCAGCTTCAAGGTGGAGCTGATGCAGGGGACCCATAACTTCAACGCGAGCGGCGGCGACGTCTTCAAGATCGCGCTCTACACGAGCGCGGCGACGCTGGGCGCGGGGACCACGGCCTATACGAGCAGCAACGAGCTCGCCGGCGCCGGCTATACGGCCGGCGGCAATACGCTGACCCGCGTCGACCCGACCAGCTCGGGCACGACGGCGTTCATCGATTTCGCCGATACGTCGTGGACGGGAGCGAGCTTCACGGCGCGGGGCGCCCTCATCTACAACGCGACCGACGGGAACCGTGCCGTCTGCGTGCTCGACTTCGGCAGCGACAAGACGGTGTCGGACGGGACCTTCACGATCCAGTTCCCGACCCCCGACGCCGCCAACGCCATCGTCCGGATCGCCTGATCGGCTGCGGTCGAGGATCGACAGGTGGCGATCGCCCGATACGGCACGGTCACGACCGACAGTGCGACGGACGTCAACACCACGCGGGCGACGTCCCACACGGTCGAGGCCGGCGCCGACCGGCTGCTGATCTATATCGTCGGGATCGAGGACGGCTCGGCCGTGCCGAGCCAGGCGCCCGTGTTCAACGGCGTCGCCATGACCCTGGCGCACTCCGTCGTCTCGGGCAGCACCAAGGCCTATCTCTACTACCTGGCCGCGCCGGACGCCGTCACGGCCGACATATCGATCACCTTCACCAATAACTGCGACGATTTCTGCTGTATCGCGGCGAACTTCTCCGGCGTCGACCAGTCGGCCCCGCTCGGCACCAGCGCATCGCAGACGGACGGCGCGTCGCCCTACGACATTTCGCTCGCCGTCGGCGCGGGATCCCTGCTGGTCGGCGGATGCTGCGTCTCCTCGGGAAGCGCCCTGCCGTTCACCCCGGCGGCCGGGCTGACGGAGCTCGGCAGCACGCGCAACGGCGCGGCGGGCACGAACATCTCCCTGTTCGGCGGCTACCGCGTCGCCGATGCGGCGGAGACATATCCGGCCGGATGCAGCGCCGCGGCGAGCACGACCGGCACGCTCATCGCCGCCGAGTTCATGCCGGCCGCGGCGGGGACGGATGCCACGGCGGCCCTAACCGGCGTTGCTGCACAGCAAGTCGCGGGCAGCCCGGAGGTGACGGCCGATGTGACGGTCGTGGCGGCCGGCGTGGCCGCGGCAGGCGTCGGCGGGGCGCCGACGGCGATATCGGTGGTGCTGCAGACCCTGGTGGGGGTGAGCGGCGCGGCGGCGCCGGGCTGGCTCACGGCCCGGGCCGGCGGGACTGCCGCCGCCAGCGGACTGGGAGTGGCGGGGCTGACGGGCGGCGTCATCGCGGCCTTCGGCGCGCGCGTCGTCGCAACGGGACTGACGGCGACGGGCGCAGCCGGATCGATCGGGGTCGGGCAGCAAGGGGCCCTTGCCGCAACAGGAACGGCAGCGGCCACGGCGCTCGGCATCGTGTCGGCCCGGACGAGCCTTGCCGTGGCCGTCGCGGGGATCGGCGCCTCCGGCGCCCCAGGTTCGGCCACGGCTTCGGCGGTCGTCACGCAGGAGCTCTCCGGCGTCCTGGCCGGAGGCGGCCTCGGCTGGCTTCTGCCAAGGCTGGACGCGAGCGTGCCCGCCGCGCCGGCCCTGCTGCTGCTCGACTGCGGGCAGGTGAGGGTCGCGGGCGTCGGCTGGTCGATGAGTCCCCCGAGCGCGATCGCATGGATCGAGCCACCCGAACCCGACGCGGACTGGACGACGCCCGATAGAGGGGAGCAGGGCTGGAGCCCCGTTCCGGCGAACATGGCGAGCTGGACGCCGGCATCGCGCGCGAATGGAGGCTGGATGCGATGATCCCGATCGGCGAGTTCCGGCCCGACCTGCCGGCCTTCGAGAACGGCGGAGCGACCGTCGCGCTCAACGTCGTGCCGACGGCGACGAGCTATCGCCCCCTCGGCGGCCTCGAGCCGTACTCGGCCGGCCTGGCGGCGCGATGCCAGGGCGCCTTCGCGACCCGCGATTCGAACGGAGTCGTGCACAACTTCGCCGGCGACGCGACCGGGCTCCATGTGCTGAACGGGCAGAGCTGGAGCGATGCCACCCGTACGAGCGGCGGGGCCTATGCCACGCCGGCGGACGGCGCCTGGCGCTTCGCCCAGTTCGGCAAGCTGGTGATCGCGATGAACGGCGTCGACGCGCCGCAGAAATGGCTGCTCGGGACCAGCTCGCGGTTCGAGGCGCTGGGCGGCAGCCCGCCGGTCGCGCGGGCCGTCGCGGTGGTGCGCGACTTCCTGGTGATGGGGCGGGTGAGCGGCTATGCCAACCGCGTGCAGTGGTCCGCCATCGACGACGCCGAGGACTGGTCGCCGTCTGCCACGACCCAGGCGGACAGCCAGGACCTGCCCGACGGCGGGCGGGTCCAGGGGCTGGTCGGCGGCGAGTACGGCACCGTGCTGCAGGAGCGTTCCATCAAGCGGATGACCTATGTCGGCGCGCCGGTCATCTTCCAGTTCGACGAGATCGCGCATAATCGCGGCACGGTCGCGGAGGGCTCGGTCGCGCATTTCGACTCGACGATCTTCTTCCTGGACACGGACGGGTTCCATGCGCTGGTCGACGGGCGGCAGGTGATGCCGATCGGCGACCAGAAGGTCGACAAGACGTTCTGGCGCAGCGTGAACCAGTCCCATCTGCACCGGATCACGGCGGCGATCGATCCGATCAGCAAGCTCTACGTCCTGTCCTATCCCGGACAGGACAGCGCGAGCGGCACGCCCAATCGCCTGCTGATCTACAACTGGACCTCGGGGCGCTGGTCGGAAGGGGAGGTGGAGGCGGAGATCGTGTACCGCTCCCTCTCCGGCGCGTCGCACAGCCTGGACAGCCTGGATTCTGTTTCGGCGAGCCTGGACGCGCTCGGGTTCTCCCTCGACTCGCGCATCTGGGCGGGAGGGGTGGCCCTGCTGTCCGCCTTCGACACGAGCCACCGGCTCGCCCTGTTCACCGGCGCGAGCCTGCCGGCGACGGTGGAGACGGGCGAGGTGCAGCTCTTCCCCGG